CGCTACCCAAAGTTTCGTTCCTAGTCCAGCCATGCCGACACTCTATCTCATGAGAGCGCATTCAGCGCATCAAGCCTAGACAGGATCGCATCATCCAAGGTGAAGCGATAGACAAGAAGCGCTGGAGCAAGCCGCAATTCTACGCGATGGCCTGAAGGAGTTATCTGATGGCGAATCTGCTCGACTCGAACGACCTGTGTTACGGATGATGGAGTTCCGCTTGGGAATGTCCTTGTCACGGAAACGAAACTTGCCAACTCCAGCGAGGAAAGGATCGTTTGATTCGCTCCTGATAATCCGTTATACATGGCGCTTATGTTGTCGAATCTGTATTGAGGATTCTTGTAGCGCTCAAGCAGAGATGTTCCGAGCGCGAGCGCTTGAGCATCCGTTTCCAGGAGCGTGTCTGTGAAGTCGAGAGAGATGATTCCGTAGGCGCTTTGAGATGTTGGATCATCGACTACTTGAGCCGCTCCTCCTTCGATCGATGTGATGATCTTGTTGTAGAGCAATTCGTTTCCGTAGGTGATTCCTAGAGTTGTGTATGGAATGTTTGATCCTGTATCGCTGAATGTTGCAGATATCCCTTCAGGGAATGCGGCCGCTATTCGTTGAGAGAATCGAATTGATCCATCGGCTTTGATGAAGAAGTCTCCTGATTCAGCGAGCGCACAGGCTTGTAGATATCCGAGGACATTCGTGCCTACTGATATTGGGAAAGCGCCAAGAGATTGTGTTCCTGCATCGATGCTCCTTGTCAAAGTCGAATCAACTTCAGGAAGATTCAGGATGTTATTGACGCGCGTTCCGCTCAATTCAACTGAAGGAGTGAGCGCTGTTTCGATAACTGTCGAAGCCAATTCAACGAAGTTGTCGGAAGCCGTGATGTTCACGAATGAAATGTTGAAGTCGTAATCGATGTCGATGTCCTGGATCTTGCCTACGAAGATTGGAATTCCTTTCGACTTGACTTGGACTCTTCTTGATGGCGTGAGAGAGGATGCTCCCAATGTCGCGGAATAATATGGCGAAGAAGTATTGATCGGATCGAATCTCCGATTCTCATTGAAGAGTTGAATCGCACATGAGCCTGTTTGATATTGCGCGAGTTCATCTGTTCTTCCGCGCTGAATTGAAATGCTCTGCACCCATTGAGAGACATCGACTGTTGTTGTGCCATCAAGAACTCCTGTGCCATCAAGCAGGCCAAGAACGGGATCATCGAGCGTGAAGAAATTGACTGGAGCGCCAATGTCCAGCAACACTTCAAGCGATTCACCCCAGGCCATTGTTGCCATGATCAGACTCCAGCGATGTATTGAGCCGTTACTGGAATGTATCCATTCGTTCGCTCATATTGGCGAAGCGCTTGAACAGTTGCATCAGCGATCGCGTTCGGATCTCCGATTCCAGCCTGGACAGTAATGTTGGCGATTCGTTCCTGGATGCCGAAGTTCCCTCCTGGCGTTCCAACGAACGATCCAATGTTTGACCAATCGAAGAAAGGATCATTCGCGAAGACATTCCCGATCGGATTCTCCATCGTGCCAGGGATGGAAGGAATTGTTGGCTTGTATTTGGAATCACCGATGCTCTCAATATGATCGGGAGTCTCTGCTCTTACTTGAGCAAGTTTCTCTTCCGCTTCTCGAACACGATCGATCGCTTCCGCTTCTCTTTCTCTTGCTTCTGTCACGCGATCAATCGCGTCACGCTGAGCATCCTGAGCCTTCGTTAGATCATCGAGAACATCCTTGTATTCCTCTGATCCTTCCTTTGCTCCATTGACAGCGACATCGAGTTGGCGATTCGCTTCAGCGTAGGCTTCTGTTGCTTCCTTCTGCTGATCGATTGCATCCTTGACAGAGAGTTTCGCTTCAGCCAAAGCGATCTCAGCCTCACGAATATCTTGAGGAGTTGCTCCTTCGGTTGCTCGAAGTTCCTGGAGTTTCAACTCTGCATCAGTAACGGCGAACAATGCTTGCTCGACTCCATAGCCTGAGCGCTCAACATCACGCTGAGCCTTGTCTAGTAGATCCTGCTTTGTAGATGCTTGCTTCGATCCGATGCCGTATCCATTGACAACCTCATTGAATCGCTTCTGTGCTTCTTCGAGAGCGATGTTCGCTTTGAGGAGATCCTGATTCGCTTTCCCGACTCCCTTCGCGGCATCCTGAGCGCTCTTCTGAGCAGATGTCATTCCCTTCAATGCGGAGATATATCCATCGAGTTGTTGCTTTGCTTTCTTTGCGGCATCAGCGACAGATTGCTTTCCACCGCCACCACCTGCTCCAGCGCCAGTTCCTCCAAGCGCTCCTCCCAAAGCGGTCAAAGATTCAGTAGCAGGCTTCGCTGTTTCTCCAGCGCTCTTCACTCCGAATCCAAGATTCTTCAATTCGGCCGCCGCTGTCGTGGCTTGAGCGCCAGTCATCTTCATCGTTCCCGACATCTTGTTGAGATCGACTTCGATCTTTGGAATGTTTGGAATGAGAGGAATCTTGTTGAATTGATCGATCAAGAAATTCACCGCGCCAACAGCAACCTCAGCGATCTTCGTTCCGAGCATCTTGAATTTGTCGAAGAAGAATTGGACAGCATTGACAGCAATGTTTCCGAGGCCTTGAATGAATGCCACGAAGAGTCGAGGAAGCGCGGCCACCAAAGCAACAACAGCGCCACCGATTCCGATGATGAGATCTTTACCGAGGAGTGCAGTCCATTTGATCAATGATCCGAGGAGTTGCAATCCAATCTCCAACAATTTCGGAACGGCTTGAGTGAGAAGCCATCCAGCGATCGCGGCAAGGAAGCCGACAAGTTGATGAGGGATCTCTCTGATTGCTTTACCAATCCAGCCGACTAGAGCATCACCGAGATTCTGCACATTGTCGAGCAACTTCGGAAGCACATTGTTCAGAATGTTGTCTCCCATCTTGAAAGCGAATTCCTTCAACTTCTCCAACATTCCAGGCAATGCAGGAATGATCCATCCAACAAGAGCATCGCCGAGCGTCTTCATCTTCTCGACTAGGAATGGCAGAGCATCAGAGACAATCCAATTCTGAAGCGCCATGCTGAAGGCCACAAGTTTCTCAATCAATCCAGGGATCTTCGGTTGAATCCATCCAATGAAAGCCTCACCAAGTTGATTCAAGTATTGATACGCCATCGGGATTCCCGTATCGACTATCCATGAGAAAGCCGTTGAGAAGAGATTGCTGATCGCTTGAAGAACGATCGGCGCTTTGTCTTGAATCTGTTTGCCCATCTCCTGAAATACTCCAGCAAGACCTCGCTCCTTGAATACATCAATCAATCCTCCGATGGCTGGAGTGATCTTCTCTGTAATGAATCGAGCACCCATCTCGATCGCTGGAAGAAGAAGCGTTCCAAGATCCTCGGCCACATTCCCGACAGCCACTCTCGCTCGATCAAAGTCCGTGGACATCGCGGCGGCCGTTCCTCCGACTTGACTTTCGACTTCTGCCAGGATCAACTTCTGAGCGCCAAGAATGTCTCCGCTCTTCTGCATCGTGGCGATCTGTGCTTTCTGTGCTTCTGTGAAGTCGATTCCGCTCTTCTTCAGAGCCGTGATTCCCTTCGTAGGATCGGAGAGCGCTTTGCCTAATTGAACGGCGGCCGCATCAGAAGATCCGAATACTGCACCCATGTCGAGAACGGCTTGAGTCGTTCGATCGAAGATGGCATTGTTCTCTCCAGCCTGGTTCTTGACAGCCTTGAAAGTGAGAAGGAGATTCGCTGAGGATTGAATCAATTCATCATCGATGCCAGTTTGCTCAGATAGTTTCGCGGAAAGTTTCCCGACTTGATCAGCCGTTAGCCCTGCCGCTTTCCCTGTGGCCTTGATGATCGCTTCAGTTTGCTTCGTGACTTTCTGTGATTCGTAAGCCGCATCGACTAATTGTTTCCCCATATAGACGGAAGCCGCGCCAATAGCGCCGAGGCCGATCGCGGCTTTCTTGCCGACTGATGCCATCGATGCACCGAATTGTTTCGCTCTTGATTCTGTTTCACCGAGAGCCTGAGTTGCTCCTTTGGCATTGCCAAGAATGGTGAGCGTGAGTTTCCTTGATGCGGCCATGATTGGAGATACTAATCGGGAAAGGCTTTGAGGTTCGCTTGCTCAAGCGCGGCGAAATAGAACTCTGTGATCTCTTCGTAATTCTTGCGAATGGCGCGGTAAAGGAATCTGTCCTCACCTTTCTTCCACTCTTGCTTTCCGAATTGATTCCATCCGTGAATCTTTCGGATGTCTCCTTTGCTAGTCCTGGCAAGTCGAACTCGCTGATCAGGATTCCGAGGAATCGTCTTGCCTCGCGTATCCACAGATTGCGCTTCCACTCTTCGAGCGACTTTGTTGAAGTCCTCACCTCTACGCACCAATGTTGCTCGCGTTCTTCTCTGCCCACCCTGGCGCGGAGTTGGCGCTTTGATCAATCGAATGAGATCTCGATACGCGCCGAAGTTCGCTCCTCCGAAGTAAGGAACATCTGTGCTTCCTCCAATAACTTTCACAGCGCCAAGCGCGGAGGATTCTTTCAATGACTTCGCGGCGGCCTTCTGCATCTTGCCATTCGCTTCACGCCTGGCCATATCAATCACGAATCGAGCCGTCTTCTTGTTGGCTTCTTTGAGAGCCTTTGGCGCTTCCTTGTCTTCACCTGCTTTGATTGCTTTGACGAATTCGCTCAAGCCTTCAATACGAATGTCTCCGTAGCCTTTGCCAACAGGAGTCGCTCCACTAGGTTTCGCCATGTCATCTCCTTCGAGAATTCTTTGCTCGCTTGCTGAGATATGCGATCAGAGTATGAATACTAGATGATGGCATTTCGAGCAATTCGCTCGGAGGGATTCCTGATTCGATGGCAAGATGCCACATCAGCCAGGTAGCGGAGTCATCTCCAAAGGGATCTCACCTGGCTCATCTTTGATCTCAACTGCATCAACAGTCGATACCCAATCAGGATCAAACTTGAGAGTCGTATTCTTGAGCCTTGTTTCCTTATTCCATGCAAGCCAAGCAAGATCTGTCAATCTCACTTCTGTCTCGAAGCGAGCGACTGATCGTTGCCATGTGCGCTCGAATGCAACGAAGTCGGCGAAGCCTGCTTCTACTACCTTCGATGTTCCGTCAAGATATGACACGCCGATTGCGATCTTCATGATTGATCCCTTCTGATGATTGATTACTTAGAAACTACGATACTGCTTTCGTTAGCGTTCCACCATTGAAAGTCAAAGTGGTCATCGCCAATTCTCCAACGCTTGCGGCAACAGGAGTGTGAGCCGCCAGGAATGTTCCCGTCAAAGTGTAAGCAGGATTGGTCGCGCCAGTAGTAGCGCCATTCGGACGAATGATCAAAGTCGTTGTCGTTCCCACCAATGGGTAGATCGTTGCTTCGACATTCGATGCCGCGAAGTCTTGCATGAAAGAAATTTCGCAAGAATTATTCTGAAGCCCACCCTGGAAGATATGGCCGCCACTTCCGAAGCCAGTTGTCTCGACTTGATCGATCTCGTAATTGAGCGAAATTGAATTCGCTTTATCGCTGAGCACGACTGAGTTGATTGTGATGTGAGCATTAGTTAGAGCAAGAACGGCCATGATGATTCTCCTTGATTACGATGTTGTCTTTGCGAGCGTTCCACCATTGAAGGTGAGAGTGGTCATTGCAAGTTCTCCAACACTAGCCGCGACTGGGGTATGCGCGGCGAGGTATGCGCCTGTGATTGTGTAGCGCGGATTCGTTGCAGAGACAGCAGTTCCCTTGACAGGAATGATGATCAGAGTTGCAGTAGCGCCAACTAGAGGGAACACAGTTGCTTCCGTCTTTGTTGCGGCGAAGTCTTGCATGAAGGAGATCTCGCAAGAAACATTCTGCAAGCCTCCAACGAAGTTGTGATTCGAGCCGAAGCCTGTGGCCTCTACCTGATCGATCTCATAGTTGAGCGAAACTGAATTCGCCAAAGATGAAAGATCTGTTCCAGCAACGGAGATGTCTGCATTCGTGAGAACTAATTGTGCCATGTCACTTGTCCTTTGATTCGTCTTGCTTCACTTGCTTAGCGCTAACAATAGCGATGTGTTCGCCTTCGATCAATGCGGCAACATTCATTCCAGCCAATTCTTCATCGCTGATGAGATCGCCTTCTTGCTTGTCTGCCAAGCGGCCTGAGATGACTTTGTATTGTGCCATGTCGATTCCTATCCGTGAACTGTGAGTTGAAATTCGATGCTCAAGAAGTCGGCTTCTGCAACTGCTAGAGAATTGATGTTCGCGGCTGACTCTAACACAAGAGTTGAGCAAACTCCTCCAAGCGACTTGTCTCCTTCGATTGCCGCTCTGATTGAAGATGCTCCGCTATATGCCAGGTATGCATCAAGATTCGCATGAGCAACACGATCCGAATACCTTCCAACGATCACCATGATTGTCCAATCCATCACAACATCTCCTCCTCCGAATGCCATGTGATAATCGACAGAATTCAGAATCGGGAAAGCAATCGGAGGATTCAACTGCTCAGGCTGATACGAGAATGTCCTGAGTCCTGAGACTGTGGCCAGGCGTGTCTTGATGCCATCAGCGACTTGAGTGATCGTTGCAGGCATTAGGCGAGTCCAAGAATCTTGTATGGCATCAGAAGATCGCGCACATCGGGATCGATCGAGCGAACTTGGATCGCCATGTCAGCGAAGCCAACAACTCCGAGCGCGGCATTCAAGCGAGCCATCGATCGAATGGAAAGAAGAACACAGGCCTGCTTCACATCGTCAGGAATTGCAGGCCATCCCCAAACTCCATTCACTTCTACAAGCGGTTGCTCAGGAGCGAATGTCTGAGGGAATGCTTTCGAGCCGCGAGAAACAATCCTCGAATAAGGCCTTCCCTGGAGAATCGTATTTGTTGGCGTGAGGAAATAATCTCCAGCGCTCCAAGTAGTAGAGAATGATCCATTCCCTGCCGTATCAGTCTTGAGCGTGGTGATCGAGACAAGATCCTGAACAGGCTGATTGTATGGATCTTGAGGAAAGAGTTTGATCGCGGCGCTTTGCTGATAGAAGAAGCGGCCACAATATCCATCGATACGGCGAGAAGATCCTTCAATCGAATCCTCAATCAAAGCATCATCAACAGAATCGGAGAGCCTCATGGCTGACTTCACATCTGAAAGAGTGCAATACCCATTCGTGATCGCCATGTCTATACCTTCCGTTTCTTGCGAATGCTCCTTGCGGCTTGCTCAACATCGGGTTCGATTGCGGCAACTTCCACTTCGTTAGTGGATGAATACTTGTGATCGAAGCCAAGTTCGCGCAATGCTTCTTCGACTGCTTTCACTCGATCGCGTAGGCCGCGCATTTCGTAGCCTCGGCGTTCTTCGAGAAGAGCCTGAATCAACTGTGATGTCATGATGCTCCTTGATAAGTCCAGGAGCGAATCATGAATGGGGGATACATGATTCGCTCCTGGCACATTTCAGATTAGAAAGTTGGCGTGACCAATCCAGTTCCTGTGATCTTTGCGAAGGCCTTTGGATAACGATTCGCGGTGAATGCGGCGTAGCCGTAAACAACCATGAGGACATCCAGTTCGGCGGCTTTCGGCTGATCGAAGCGGAGCATCATTGGAGTTCCATCGCCCTGTTCCCAAAGGTGAAGTTCATTAGTGCTTCCGATGATGATCGTGTCTTCGTTTGTTCCAGCGCCACCGTTAGTAGGAACAGAAGCATCAACGATCACAGGCATTCCTGCAATCGCGTAGCCGCTGTTTCCGTATTGTGGAATTCCTGATCCTACGGCAACAGGGTTCTGAGCGTAAGGAGTTGGAACAGCAAGCGGACGATTCGTTGAATCGACAGCGGCCAGGATGAAAGCCAAGCGGCGAGGATGCATGATCATTACATTCGGCGATTGGAAGTATTCAGTCTGAATGCTGGAGATTGCGCTCAGCAACTTTGGATACAACTCTGCAACAGTTGGCGATGCATCTGTGTACGAGACAGTAGTTCCTGCTGAGGAAATTGCTTCAGCAACAACAGCGGCATCGAGGGTAGTTGCATAAGCAAGCGCCAAGTCTGCCATGACGAGTGAATCGATATTCGTTCCACGCTCCAAAGCCTGACGAGAAACAACTTGCTGACCAGCATAAGTATTCACGCTGATGTCGAGTTTCGTGTCATCCATGTTCGTCTCGGAAACAGATGCTCCTTCAGTCTGAGCGGCAACTGAAGATCCAGTCGTCACCTTCGAGATCGAGATTGTCAAGCCTGCATCAGGTAGCGCGTGTTTGCGAGCGGCATCTGCTGTCGGCCTTCCAGCGCGAGCCAACGGCGCGGCGAGTTCGGTGAGGAATTGAGGAACGATCAATCCAGCGAAGTTCGCTGAAGTCACATCGCGGCGCTCAACGCGCTCTTCGTTCATGTGGCGAGCAAGACGCTCTTGTGCTTTGTAGTCATTGCGGAATTGCGCTGAGTAAGCATCAGCCAAGAACGAGGATTCGCTCTTTGCCGAATAGGTGCGAGGCTCGCTCTTTACTACTGCAACAGTTGATTCCATCTTGTTCTCCTTACGGATCTCGGCGGCTTTCGCCTGGCGCTCTTCGAGTTCAACATGGCGCTCAATTTGAGCATCAAGTTCGCGAACTTCTTCGAGGATGTTGGTGATGTCTTGATCTTCCTCAGTTGAAAGATCGCGAGCCTCAATCGAGGCCTGGCTTGTAATTGCTTCTGCTTTGGCGAGAGCGGCTTCGCGCTTCTCTGCAAGTTGCTTGCTGAATGTCATGTCGATACTCCTTGTATCTGAATAGGTGGAATTCACAAGTGAAGCATCGAGTGATCAATTCTGATCGGCTCGCGTTCGGCTTACTTTCGTCTTGCAATTTCAATCTGAGCGGAGCGCAGTCTGAGAGAGCCTGACGGTGCGACACTAACACTTGGAATCTGTGAGCGCAACTCGGCAACTGTGGCTTCATAAGCAGGGAATGTGACAACGCTGACATCGAAGAGTTGAACTTCTTTCAATTCGCGAGTCGAGCGATCAGCGCTCCAGGAATCCTTCACGGTGCGGAAAGCGAATGACATCTGAGAGATATCTCCACGCCTCATCGCTGAGATGATTCGAGCGGCATCGGGATTCGTTGGATCAAGATCAGCCTGCACTTTCAAGCCTCGCTCATCTTCTTCCATCGTGAGAGTTCCCGACTTGCTTCGAGCGAGAGGAACGCCTTCATGATCGATCAATAGTCGGACATCTGCTCCGTCTTTGAGAGTCTTGGCGAATGCTCCTTTGCGAACATATTCAATCCAGGGAAGCGGCTCTGATGGCGAATCGAATACGGCGGCATAACCAACCAAGGAATTTCCTTCGCCTATTGCTCGAACTTCCATAGTCGAATACGCGATCGATCGCGATTCATCAACAAGTTTCGGAATCCATTGCATTGTGTCAGCCATCTTGATCACCTCGTTCCAAGACGATACAACATTCAATCGCGCCTCGTATTCTCCTGGCTCTTCTTCAGGCTCTTCTTCGAGAGGGATTGCTTTGCTTTCCAGGAGATCTTCTCCGATGATCCATAGTTTGCAGATACCTTCAGGAGCGATCTCTCCTTCGACTACTTCACAGATTCTTCCTGCTTCATAGAAGATGCAATTCGCACAGATCATTCCTTCATCCTTGAAAGGTGATTCGGCTGAATAGTGAGAGCCGTCTGCTCCTGAGCCTTGATTGAACATTCCGAATTCTTCAACGATTGATTCCGTCAATTCGTAAAGCGCCATCTGTCGAGGAGTCAGATTCATCTCTTCTTCTTCAGGCTCTTCTTCCACGACAGGCTCGCCAAAGATGTTCAATGGCTCTTCCTCGTCTTCATGCATATCTCGATCCCATACGCCGAGCCGATCCGTGATCGCTTCAGCCCATCGGTAGCCTGGATCTCCACCCCATAACGCCCAAGCGATTCTTCCGTTCGATGGAAAGCCATCTTCTCCAGGAGAGAATCCTTCAGCGTCTTTGTCGGCTTCGTGGCGCTGGAAGTATCTCACCATTCGCTTCACAGTATCGATCGACATCGGATTCCCTTTCACGATGTCTGTCGCTCTTCCTGCTCCGATTGCTGTTCCTCCACGGCCGAACTCTGCTCGCCAATCGAGGCCGCGCTGTGCTTCTTCCTTCATCTCTTTCGTTGCTGTGAAGGTATCTGCTCGCGCTTCTCGACTATCGACCTGGCCGAGCGGATCGACTTCTTCGCTCAATGAGACAACGACCATCTGATCGATGGCATCTTGCTTCGATTCATGGCATCCAATAGTGGTGAATGATCCATCGGCTTCTTGCTTTACTGTTGCCCATGTCGAGCAATCTTCTTGTGATTCGCTGATTCCGTATGGCATAGATCAATCCAAGTCGGGAGAGAGAACGATCATCGGATGCGATGATGATTGAGAGATTGCGTGGAGAGTTTCTCCAATCGGAACAAAAATTGAGATCGATTCTCCATTGGCAAGATGGAATCCATTGGAAGTCGTGACATCGCTTCCTCCGATGTAAAGGCTTCCTGATGCTGAATGAAGGTAGATGTCACGATTCTTGTTGTCAGCAGGAACGATCAGAGTTGCTGTTGTGCTCACGGAGATTGATCTTGAATTCATTCTTCTTCTCCGATCGGCGGCATTGCATCGACTCCTAGTTGTGGCAAAGCATCATTCCCATCGAGGCCGCTCATCGGAGCGCCTGGCAAGTTGAGAACGAATTGATCGCCACCTTCATACGGCTCACGATTCTCGATCTCTCTTGCTTCGTTAGGAGTGAGAGTTCCTGAAGCAATCTGAACTTGTTGTGATCGAACGCGAGTCATGAGATCGGCTCGCTCGAATTCACTTGAATTGAATTTCACCTTCTGAGTCAAAGGAAGCATCGCGGAGAAAGCATTCTCCAAGCGGCTCATCCAGGGAAGCAATGTGTAGCGCACGAATGAAACGCCAGCCGATTCAACATTCATGTAAGTTTGGTTCTGTCCTCCAACTCCAGCGATGAGATGAAGCGGAATTCGATAGACGCGAGCAATGTCGCGGATCAATGATTCACGATGCTCGATCATTTGATTATCTGAAGCCGATGTTGTGATCGGCCTCCACTTCAAGCCGCCAGTCAAGACAGCAGGCCTTCTCCTCTTGTAGTGAGCATCTTCCCACGAATCACGCATGATCTGTGCTTGCTCTGATGTAATCGTTTGATCTGTTTCAAGAACAGAAGATGGAGTTGCTCCATCACCGTAGAAGGCTGAAAGGAATCGATCCATCGCGATTCCCATTCCGATTGTGTTTCTTTGCGCTTCGAGCGGAGAGATTCCGCGCTTCTTGTTCGGCAACACCAACCAATGAATCGCTCGAATATCTTCACGCGAGTATCGGATCTTGTTGATCTCGAATGGAAAGTCAGGATCATCAGTATCAGCAACAAGCGAAGGATGAATGTTTCTCATCTCAACAGGTAGGCCATTGTTTCCCTTTGGCGCGTAAATGTAAGCGCATCCATGAAGAGCAAGCGTGCACATCGTTTCATGAATGAAGTCGAACATCGTTTGCTTCTCATTAGGAACGCGCAAGACGGAAGGAGTTGGAAGTCGCTCGATGCGGCCTCCTC